AGTAAATATTGGATTATAGAAGTTAATAGTATATTTACTTTCTTGATTTAGAATAGCATCAAAATTTCTCTCACATCTAATTGTTGAAATGTTAGATATAACACCTTTATCTGCTTGGTCAATAATAGATACGAATTTAGAATATCTAAAAACACTATCAAAGTCTTTTAATTCTGTAGAATTGAAAGTTGTGACTGCATCACGAATAGCAGAAGAAATATCAGTCATCGTTGATGTTGTAATATTCGGATTCCAATACGCTGTGATTGTAGGAATAATATTAATATAAACAGGGTCTACAATTTCAGGTGTGATAGAAACCATAGTCTTTCCAGATAAGACAGTATTTTTAATAGCATCTTTAGTTGATGTGGTCAATGTTCTTCCTGTTTTCGGTTTGATTGACAAAAATACTTTTCCGTAAATAGGAGGGTCATTATCTTCACCACCCCAAACTTGCATAGCATCAACATTATTATATAACTTAGGAAGAATAACTTTATAGTCTTCTGCGGTCACTGCTCTTTTTTGTGCAGAGTATGATTTAGGAGCATTAAATTTTATACTCTCTATAGTTTCTCTAGGTGCACCGTTTTCAGAGTTGATGACAGTAGTAATTGTTGCGTTAGTAGAACCACCGACAGAACTTTGCAGTGTAAATGAATTTGCTCCATTAGCATCTTCTTCATTACATACAATATATTCAATAATTATGATATTACCATCTGATAGTGATTTACCCAAAACATTATCACCAAAAGACAACTCATAGAAACCATTTTCAACAGCATCTAGAAAAAATACTTCCGAGTCGGATTTGACTTCTAAGAAGTCATCTGCTTCAACATAAGTTGATGTTGTTAAATCAGCAACAGATTCCTGAACTTTTACTTTTAGTGTAGACACATCTATGTTTCTATCATTCAATAAAAATCTTTGTGCAGGATCGGCACTATTTTTAGTATATTGAAGTGTCAGTAGTGTTCCTTCTTTCACATCGATATTGGTAAATGTATAGACACCTTCTGTAGGAATAATAGTTACATCAGAAGTTGTAACAAATTGATAGTTAGCATCATTCACACGACTTCTAAATACGGTTCCTTTAGTCATCGTCAAAGAAGATGGATTTCCAGTAGGACTATTAATAGTTACGTTAATTCTAGCAGTTGCCGCTGTTGAAGAGCGAGGACGATATCCAAGATGTTTTGCAAGAGATATTACACTATCTCTTTTCACTGCACTGTCTAAGAACATTTCGTTTGCTACCATGTTTGCGTAAATAGCATTGTAGTGTGTATTATAAGATAGTACATCAAGCAACGTATTCATTGCTGACCCCTCAAAATTATAATCTTTAAATTCGTCTTGAGATGATAAGTAAGATTTTAGATTAGTTTTAATATTGTTAAAATCTAACTCGGTAACTCTTAATCTGCTAGTTGTCTGTGCCATTATCGTGTCCTTGTCAAGTAGGTTTCAAATACCTCTGACCCTGTAAAGTTTACAATATGAAAAAATATTCTCACTCTATATGAATTTGTATCTGCTTCATCAAATACTTGTACTTCATCAAGTCTTGCTCTTGGTTCGTGATTGTCGATAACTTCACGAATAGATTTCTCAATAAGTCTTCTAGTCATAGGTGTGTTATTTTCAAATAACAAATCAGCGATTGATGTTCCTAGATAAGGTTGAAATGGTCTTTCAAAGTATCTGGTTCGCAAAAGAGATTTCATAGATTGTTTCACTGCTTCAACGTCTGTCTTTCTCGCTACATCTGTTGTTGTAGAAAGTTTAGTGAAATTAAAGTCTAAATCTTTAAAATCTGCTGTTTTTCTTGTTACTGTTGTTGCCATATTACTATTTATACCTGTTTATCCGCCAGCAAACACATTTTTGGAACCAGTTGCAACTGATGTGCAAGAAGTTACACCATCTCCAACTCTACCACAACCTTTATTGTTCACAAATACTGTTGACGAACCTTTACTTATAGGTTTCGCATGAGAAGGACATGGTGCACCAGGTAGTTTATGAGTTGTATTCTTATCACCTTGTCTACTAATACCAGTACCATTACAAAACACATTGTCACTTCTTTGGTCTCTCTTAGGAGTTGAACAATGTATCACATCTTTATCAACGCTATCACCTCTACAAACTGCTGGCATTATAATCTCTCTCTAGAAAATATCTCTTTGAACTTTGTGTGAAAAGTATCAATCAAATCATGTTCTTCTTGCGTATGCGGTTCCGGCGGAAAGTCAGGTTCAAATCCTATCAGATTGTCAAATGACATAGGTATATCATCGATATGACGATATGTGTGAACTACACCACCAATCAGAACTTGAAACTTACCTGTCATCTATTTTACCCCCTAGTTCAAATCAATTCTAGGTGCATCAGCATCAATATGCTTACCACCATTCAAGTCAATTGTATCAGACGCATCAACTCTAAAGTTGACACACTTAACACGAACATCTTTAGTTGATTGTATATCAATGTCATCTTCTGCTTTAATAGTTGCTTTACCGCCTACATATATGTTATATTGACCCTTCACATGTTCGTTATGGTCTTTTTCTATTAGAACTTCTTGCACACCCTCATTCAATATTCGTATAGAACCATCAGGATGCATCTCAATGAAACTACCTGACATATGTTGTATGTTAATTCTTTCTCCATCTGGCGTATCATCCAGTTCAATGACATGTCCACTCTCTGTTTGATTTACTTTATTAAATGGGTATCTTGCATTATAAGGAATTGGCATAGTGTTCCAAGTACCACCATCCCATGCAATAGGATGAGCAGGATGCTTTTCAGCATCTAGAACTTCTTGCTTCTTCTTATAAAGTTTAGACCTTTTGTCGCCTCTTGCTAAACGAGAAGTATCAGGTTCATTAATCTCTACAGGATGTGTTCCTGAAGGGTCACAGAATCCTAAATCAGTGTTTGGTCTTTCTATAGGATAACCATGAAATGAACCCATAACAACAGGTTCTTGACATTCATTACCATCTCTAAAGAAACCTAAAACCCAAGAACCCTTTAAGAGTCCTGATGGAGAGTGACCTATTTGTGAAATAGATGCACCGGTTGTTGGCATCATTACCATCGCCCATGGTAAATCATCTGTAGGTAATGTTTCTTTATCTTCGGTATGAATACCCAAACATCTGACTTTAACTCTACCTAATTGTTCAGGATCATTGTGGTCTTCAACTACACCTTGAAACCAAGTAAATCCATCAAATCCCATAAATTTTCTCATAATCTACCTCTAGTTTTGTTTGAGTATAATGTCGAATGTTGTTGAAATATTTGTTCCAGTAGATGCAATTCCTCTTACTTCAACATCTGTTTTCTCAGGTAAAGCAATTGGCACAGTATACTTTCGTGTGTGATGACCACCAGGAACATCCATAATATCTCTACTTCTAAATGGCGCATCACCGTCTAGTTCTCTAGTAAGAAGCGTTGCGGTTGCGCTGTCATTATAATTTCCAATGCCAACATTCCATTGTGTTAGATATCCAGTTTTACCAGCAGGAATAGTGTATATACCAAGTTGTGTTTGTCCTAGTCCGTAAGTTGTACCTAGTCCAATAACTCCAATATCTGCAAGAACTGTTCCACCACCATTCACCAGAGTAGAAATTATAAGAGCGCCTTCATTAGTTGTAGATGAACCAGCAGTTGCAACGAATGCACGATATACTCTTAGAAATGATGCTGTTGTTGCTACATCAGAGTTTACTGTAACTGTTTCTTCGATGGGGTTGTAGTTTGCATCTAGACCTTGAATAGTGACTGTTCTTGCACCTGTTCCAGCGGCACTATCATTTGCGTTTGCACTATGAATAAAGAGAGTAGATGCTGTAGTTAGATATGTGTATATTCCACCATGCATCCAAATTGTTTCTGGTGCACCACCAACAGCAGGATTACGCCCAAACTTAGCAATGTGAGTAACTCCTTTATATAATCCTCGTGCAATATTGATGGATTCGTCATTGAAAAAATAGTTACCCATTGGTTTAGTCTCTCCTCTTTAGTCTTATTTATACTGACAGTGTTTGGTTACTTGTTTTGAACCCTTTTTTACGCATAACGGTTTTCGCTACAAGGTCAAACTCTTGAGAGTTTCTATCATACTTTAGAACAAATGGCATATTTATATCAGTTTGCATATCTTTCAAAACTGCTTCGGCATCAGGTCCTAATTGCGGAATCTTTTTACCATGTTTGTTATAAGTTTGCTTAAACAGTCTCGTAAGTTCTGCAGTAGTAATCTGTTTCTTGTTACGTTCATCGTTTACCCTATCTAAAAAATGTCGAGTGAATTCAACATCGATGCCGACCTTTGCAAACAACCTATCTGCAAACTTTTCTACGCCATCTAAATCACTCTTTGAAACTTGCTCTCTTAGTTCAGAAAATTTACGCATCCCATCCATCCTTTACGATATTCATGTCTACTTTATATGTTGCAGTTTGATTTGCTATAGGAGTAAACATATGTACACAGTCTCTAATCAAGTAATGACCAGAATACTTTTTATTATAAACATCTTCAACACCTTCGACTTTTCTAATCGCAGGATAATTAAATTCTAGCAAACGTCCACACTCAATAATTGGATTACCAGGTGCTTCGAAATTTTCTACAACTTCATCATCTAATTGTTTAACAATTTGCTTTCTCTTTAAAGCGGTTCCATCAGCATATATTGTTCTAAATCCAACTTCATCTTTTTTCATAGAATGTATTCTACTTTGTTTAGGACTTAGCATAATATTAATATCACTAGATACTGACTTATAAGGTTTATCAAAATGTGCTTGTTTTGATAATCTAACATAATCACTAAAATCATCCCAATAGTTATAAGTCTCTACTGTATAATTTTTATGAAATATATCATGTGTTATGTGCTTTGATACAATATGTCCTGATATCAAATCTTTAGCAAGTTTTTGTCTTTCTAATATTCTAAAGTCATCTACGTTTTGTGTAGTTTCTGAACCAACCATTCCTGACTGAGGTTTGCCGTCTGACCCAACAACAGGGACTCCAGGTATCTTATATAAATAACCTTTTTTGACTTTACCACTTTTGTCTCTTTCATTTTCAACGTCTGCCATCAAATCTGTAATAACTAAGTTTTTCTCTTTATCAAGTAATGTTGATGTAGAAACAAAATAAAATCCCCCAATACTCTCATAAAAGAAATAACCAGGAGTATCTTTTGTCATAGATACTGCTCTATTAGTAACCCACTTAATTGCTTGACTTGGTTTCCACATAGGACAAACAAACTTTAATCCCCCAATAGAAGGTCCTGTTGCTAATCTTTTATGAGTACTTCTTAAACTACGATTGAATATATTACCTATGATAGTATGTGGTTCTCCCATAAATGAAGAAGACAATACAGTATTCATATTTCTATATCCTTCTTCACTTATAAGTTTTAATGTGAATAGTTGTTTTCTTTCTTGAATAATAACATTTTCAATACCAATAACACGCATCCATATTTCACGTTCAGTATCTCTCTCACCATCTTTCACATTATATTTAAAATGAAATATGTTCGCGCCAAGAATAGGATAATCAGGAATCATATCATTGCTGTCATTAATCATAAGAGTTCCTGTTATGAAAGGCGTTAATACACTTTCACTCATAGAAAAACTCACATATATGCTAAGTAAATCTAAAAATTTATCAGAACCTCTAGCATCTTCAATTGTTTTTGCAGTATTAGGAAATAACTGCATTGCTTCGACTTGTACTTCACCGCCGCCTTTAACTCCACCTGCCATAATTAATTTCCTATAATTTGTTTAAATTCTTCAACAAACTCTTGTAAAAGATTTGGTCTTAAAATTTTAATTTGTCGCTTTTCTTCGTTAAGTTTTTCTTCATATAATCTGTTGGTGATAACATCGCTATTGAATGTTTGTTCAGTTCCAGGACTGGTGAAGAGTTTATATGTACTTTCTGTAGTTCTAATCTTTCGATTTGTATCTCCAGATGCGGCAGGTCTTTCATAATGATGAATACCATCAGGTCCAGAATTCACAGTCCATAGTTTATATATGTTACTGTCATATGTACTCTTCGCGTGGCCACTGCCATAATTCCCTGGCATATGAAAAACTGTACTACCAAATTCACTGAATGTGTGAGTGTGCGATATTCCAGTTCCATTTTGTTTATATCTATTATATTCTCTTGCTTCTTTTTCAGATAAAAATATAGGATACCAATACCCAGTGCCGCGATGCATACCAGATGTACCAGTTCCAAATAAAGCATAAGGACCATTACCTCCATACTTTTTATTAATCATATTTTTTAATTCGCGTTCAGTTCTCGGCCAGTCTTCATAAATATCATGTATTTCATTAGTTACGAGAAAAACCCAAGCAAACTTACTTGAGTTATAAAATTGATGTGCTAATATATCAGGTCTTTCACCCTCTTGTATATCATACAAGTCATATGAGAATGCGCTATTAGCAATTCTGCTATTTACTTTAACTCTACGAATAATATCTTTTGTTATAATCGCTCTAGTTTGTAATTCACCTTGTTTAGTGATATCGTAGAATGTTGTTGGAAAATATTCAAAATAACTCATTAGTAACCCTCTTCAATTCTCTTCTTATGCAATGGTTCAATTTCTCTGAAGTTCATAGTTACTTGAATTTCTGTAGGTTGACCATCTCTATTAGTAGAAAAAACTCCAGTTGAAGTATAGTTAGTATTGAATGAAGTTAAATAGCAAGTTGATATTTTGTGCATGAATTGATTATGTCTATTTTGATGCATGATAGAAATATCAAATAGTGAAGGATAATCAAAGAACAACCCACTAGGTATCAACTCAGGATGCATATGAAATCTAAATGTTTTAATAATCTCATCAATAGCAACTGCTTCTTGTTCAGACCTTGCGGCAAACTCATATGTAAAAGTAAATTCTCTAAAAGACATGCTTTCAAATCTTTGTTCGATATGTGGATTTGAAACTCTTCTTGTAGAAACTTCCATAACATTCTGCAGGTTCATACCAAACATATCTGGTATTTGAAACAATACTTCTGATGCAAGTCTCGCCGCTTGACCACCCAAGTTTGCTAAATCAGCATTAGCATTATCACCTGCTCCTGCTCTTGCTAATAGTCCAACAAGAGGACCCATTTTTGCTTCTGTATAATTAGCAGTTGAGTTCATCGTCATTGTATTTGGTACTGCAAGTGCAATTGAAGAGTTTAACTTCTTTAAGTTTTGTGCGCCGCCAAACGCGCCATCTGTAAACTTACCTAGACTGTCAGTCACCGCTGATCCAGTTTCACTACTTAACGCTTTATCTACAAGTCCGCCTTCACCTCCAGTAATTGCTTTACCCAATTCGGCGGCATATTCTCCACCCTTTTCTACAACTCCTCTTACATCAAGTTTGTTTCCTAATATTGCAGATTCCCCTTTCCATGCTCTAGGTTCTCCCGGAGTTCCCTGTAAAGAGGTAAAGGATGTTGTTTCATCAAAGTATATATCAAAGATAACATGATTATCAAATTCAGCAGGTGCGTCAATACCCAAATCAATAGGATATGTCAATCCCATTGTACCATACTGTCTACCAGTCTTTGCCGGTTCACCTGTTCTAGACGAATTTCTGGCAAATCGACCTAGTGCCGAACTGCCAGTAAAATGTGGGTTTAATATCGCCATATGGTTTCTTCCTATAAATAGTAATTACGATATTATTTATAAGAGTTTTTCGATATGGCATATAAAGGTAGATACACTCCACAAAATAAAGACAAATACGCAGGTAATCCATCGAATGTGATATATCGCTCTCTTTGGGAACGTAAACTTATGAAATGGTGTGACCTAAATCCTGACGTTATCAAATGGGGAAGTGAAGAAACTGTGATTCCTTATGTGTCACCTCTTGATAATAAAATACATCGATATTTCGTAGACTTCTATATACAAGTCAGAACAAAAGATGGACTGATTAAATCTTATCTAGTAGAAGTAAAACCCAAAAAATACACTAAACCTCCCGAAACTAATCCTAAGAAGAAGTCAAAGTCTTGGTTTTCTGAAGTTAAGAATTGGGGAGTTAATTCTGCGAAATGGAAAGCGGCAAGTGAATATGCTAAAGATAAGAAATGGGATTTCATAATTCTCACAGAAGACCATTTAAAGTAGCATAAATACTATTATGGCAGAGATTAAAGTACTAGAAGAAATAAGGAATGCGTCTGGAGACCAAAGACGTTCTGCACAATGGTATCAAGACCAAGTAAAAAGTCTTGTCGGTACTCGCTATGAACCAACGCAGTTTCAAAGAGAGTATGCAGAAAATATGACAGGCAGAATGTTACCTGGACGTATGTATTTGATAAACTATTCAAACCCTATTGGAAAAGGAACTCCAGCATTACCTTACTATGATATGTTTCCTCTTATACTTCCATTTAATGTCGAAAGTAGTTACATTACCGCAATAAACTTTCACTATCTACATCCAGTCAATAGAGTTATACTATTAGAGAAACTAAGTAGATTTAAAGTAGGTGATACTGACATTCAAACTAGAATTCGTGCAGATTGGGGTATACTAAGTAACTTTGCTAGATTTAGAGAAGTAAGACCTTCTGTGAAGAGATATAAGAAAAGTCAAATAAAAGGTAGATACTTGTTTATACAACCTGATGACTGGACAACAGCGGCAATGTTACCAACAGAGAGTTTTAGGGGTGCAAGTAAGCAACAAGTCTATTTAGACAGTAACAGAAAAATGAGGGCAAGATGAGTATAGATAATTTTATTGCAGAAGTGCATGGAAGAGACGGAGCAGGACTTGCAAAGTCTAATAGGTATATGGTAGTTATTGATGTGCCTAGAGGTCCATCTGCTAATAATTTAGGTCAGTTATCTAGATTTTCAGATATCAATGCTGGTCAAAATCAATACGGAAGATACTCGCAACTAATAAATGGACAAAGACTAGTAAATCTTTATTGTGAAGCAACATCACTACCATCAATGAATATAGATACTAAACTAAATAAACAGTATGGACCAGGAAGAGAAATTCCTTATGGTCACAGTTACACACCTGTCAATTTTACATTTTATATGGATAGAGAATATACTGTAAAGAAATTTTTTGATGCTTGGCAGAGAACAATTATTGATCCGGACACATCAAAAACTAATTACTATAATGAATATGTGACATCTGTTCACATTCTAGCACTGGATGCTAAAGATAGCATAGACGCAAATGGAACACTGAGAGCAAAATATCAATGCACACTGATAGAAGCATATCCAAAAACTGTTGCTGAAATTGCATACAGTGCCAGTTCCTCTGAAGTAGCAAGACTTCAAGTATCAATGCAATTCAGAAAATGGAAAGAAACTACTGCGGTGACTGGTATTGGTTCACTTGGTTCTAATATTGTCATGAACGATTATGTAACATATAATCCTGTGCAGTCAGTACAAGCACGGTCTGATGCAAACTTCGCAAGAATGGAAGCAGACGTTGCAGATTTATGGTAATTAAATATTAACTAACGATTAAACTATGGAGAAAACAATATGGCACTACCAAGACTTGATGCACCACAATATGACTTGACATTATATAATGGTGAAAATATTAAGTTCAGACCTTTTCTGGTCAAAGAACAAAAACTTCTTCTATTGGCAGTAGAAGAACAAGAACAAAAACATGTTATGAATGCTATGAAGCAAATCATTTCAAATTGCATCTTCGACCAAGTAGATGTAAATACATTACCTATATTCGAAATCGAGAATATATTCTTACGATTGAGAGAAAAATCTGTAGGTGAGCAAATTGATTTGAGATTAGTATGTACTGATGAAGAGTGTAAAGGACAAACACCCTATACATTGGACTTGACACAAATTAAATATGATATGGATAGTATTCCTAGTAGAACAATTAAGATTAGTGAAAATGTTAATCTTAATATGAGATTTCCAACAATGTCAAATTTAGAAGATGTAACTAATTTAGAAAATGTAGAAGATAACTTCAAATTTCTTGCGAGTTGTATTGAAAGCATTGAAGCAGATGGAAATATCTATGATGTAGATACAACACCGAAAGAAGAAATTCAAGCATTCATCGAAAGTATGACAACATCACAATTTAATATGCTAAAGAATTTCTTTACAACTTTACCAAGATTATCGAAAGACCTTGATTATACATGCAGTAAGTGTGGAAAGGAACAAAAAAGAGTAATTAGTGGAATACAAAGTTTTTTAGCGTAGGCCTCTCGCATGATGATTTAGTAAATCACATGAGAACTAATTTTGCACTAATGCAACATCATAAATACTCATTAACAGAACTTGAAAATATGATGCCATGGGAGAGGGAAATTTATATAACTCTGTTGACCCAGTTTATTGAAGAAGAAAATGAAAAAGCAAAACAACGGAGATATTAAATGGGAGAAGATATTAAAGAAGCAGGTTATCATCCAGCAGATGTAAATGGTGATGGTAAAGTATCACCAAACGAACAAGATATGTATCTAGAGTTCAAACGTAAAGAACTGGAGGATGCTGACGCAAGAAGAGATGCAATGAGACAGATGACATGGTTTGCATTGTTGGGTATGTTATTCTATCCAGCAGGCATTTTGATTACATCATTACTAGAACAAGATAAAGCGGCGACACTAATTGCAGATATCGCACCGACTTATTTTGTCGCAATTTCAGCATTGGTTGCCGCCTACTTTGGGGCAAATGCATATGCTGATAAGAAAAGCAAATAGGTAATTAAATGGCAGACAAAAAAGACACCATTGGCGGATTGAGTGATGCGGTAGAAACTCTGAATAAAGATAATGCCACATCTGGTATAGAAAGTAATCAAATACTAGGTAATATCGAAAGTGGTATTCAAGATTTATATGCCGTCAATTCGCAAATGCTTGAAGCGATATCTGCCATACAAGCATCACTAGCACCTGATGCATTCGGTTCCGCACAATCAACAGAAACATCTAGAGAAGCAGATGGCGCACCTATTATAGGTGGACCAGCAGAACAATCTGTTGTTACTCCTACTGAAGGTAAAAAAGGCATGGGCATGATGGGTATGCTCGGTGTTGCCGCCGCTGGTGCCGCCGCTGGTCTTGTTGCCGCTTTTGCAGGATTCTTAGATTTCGATGCACAGAAAGTAAAAGATAAAGTTCTCATTCTTACAAGTATTGCAGATGAAGTTGATGGCGCCGATACTGCAGAGACAGTTGCAACTCTCGCATCATTAGGTGTAGGTCTTGCCGCATTTGGAATTGGTTCTATTGCTAATGGTATAGGTCAATCATTTATGGAAGATAATTGGGCGGACAAAATATATGATAGTGTCGCAACTCTTATAAAAATTGGTGACTTATCTTTTCTATCAGCAGTTGAAGCGGCAGGATCATTAACCACACTTGGTATAGGTCTTGCCGCATTTGGAATTGGTTCTGGCGTTGGCGCACTTGGTGCAGGTCTTGCAGAAGGAATGCTAAAAGAAGGATGGGCGGACAAAATATATGATAGTGTCGCAACTCTTATATCGATTGGTGATTTATCTTTTCTAGGAGCAGTTGAAGCGGCAGGTTCATTAACTACACTTGGCGCAGGTCTTGCGGTGTTTGGGATTGGTTCTGCAGTCGGTGGAGCAGGTCAAGCAATCGCCGACACTATGAGTGATGCTAATTGGGCACAACGCATTTATGATAGTGTCGAAACTCTTATTGGTATTGGTGATTTAAGTTTCTTCGCCGCTGTTGAAGCGGCAGGTTCATTGACTACACTCGGTGCTGGTCTGGCAGTATTTGGTGTTGGTTCTGCAGTTGCTTCGCTTGCTAAACCTGGTTTTGCAGATGGTATTGTTGATAGTGTAGAAACACTTACAAGTGTGAAAGATAAAATAACCGCAGAAGAAGCAGAAACATTTAATGACACAATGGGTAGTTTGTCGGCAGGACTTCTAAAGTTCTCCGGTAGCAACTTCCTGGGTTCTATTATGGATGCTGGAACTGCGCTGATGGGTTTTCTGAGTGGTAATGAAAGTCCTATTGAGCAAATGATAACCATTGCAGATAAATCTGAAGAATTGAATAAAGGTGCAGATGCAATTGATAGAGTTAGACTTGCTATTAGTAAATTATCTAGTATTAGTTTTGATGGTGCAGGATTTAATATAAAAGACTTGACTGATGATTTGATGAACTCAATACCTGCACTTGAACTTGCAATTCAAGGCGGAACAGTTGGAGAAGGTTTCTTCAGTTCAGGAACAGAAATTAAAGGTCTAGCATCTCCAGACATTGATTATGAAGCGGCAGTAGCAAGAATTCAATCTCTTCGTGAAGCATTAGGTGGTGCAAGTGCTAGTGTAAGTAGTAGTGTAGCACAGACTGCTGTTCCTGCTGATACAGGAGCAGGAATTACAGGAAGCACAGATACAACGATTGTAGATACAGGCGATTTAACATTACCATACAATTCTAGAGAAAAGAAGTTAAGAGCAAAACAACTTGCAAAGGCATTGGGTATGGGTACTGCAAGGACTGCAACATTTGAAGCAGGTATCCCTACAACAGTTGATGGTGTTGAAGTTCCTACATATCTCTACACTAATGATGAAATTGATAGAATTAATGGTGCTAGAACTATGAGAGCAGAGATGAACAATACCTCTGCTAATCTCATTCCAACTAGACAATCAGGACAAGACTTGCAACAAGCACAAGCAGAAGCAAATGCCAATTCTCGTTCATCTGAACCACCTACTGTCATTCAGTCAAACGTATCACCAAGCACTGTGAATAATCAGAGTACAACAAATCTTGCTTCTCGTACTCAGCATCATACTTCTGCTAAAAATGAATTGATGCTCGGCGCCTTCTAATGATACACGCTTTCATGTTGATGGTTGTTATCGGAACAGGAGAGTTTAGACAAGTTCAACCAGACCCTATGTATTTTAGAAGCATATCTACTTGTCTTTGGTATGCAAAAAGAATCCCACAACAGTTTGGTAATTACTCATACGGTGCTTATGTGGACCCTAAAGATAGGGTTACTGCTTACTGTAAACCTGTCAAAATTCAAGACGGTGTACATATCTATGACCATTAACTGTACATTTTAATATAATAATATGCAACCCCTAGGCCAACGATAGAACCTATGATTAGCACTCCCGCGATTGCCATTTCAAAATATTCATACATTTTTTGTTGTCGCTGTGCTTTTATTCGCAATGCTTCTTTCTTTTGTTCTTCTCTTCTTCGTGCCGCTTCTGCTTGAAACTTGATCCAATCTTGCCACATACCAGCGCGTCCCGTATAAATCATAAGTTCGCGCAACTCATCTTCTTGTGCCTTAATTTGTTCAAGTGCCATAAATTCTTCAAGATCCGACTTATCAGACTTTGAACTCTTATTTACTTCAATCTGTAATTTACTTTTGGCGTCAAAATAATTTAGAAGTCCCTCACCCATCTGATGAAGTTCTCTACCTTCTTGGACAAATTCTTTGACGGTTTTAAATGCCGCTGTGGCAATTGCTAATTCTGCAAGCATATTGATTCCTCATTTGCTAAAAAAGAAGAATATAAATCAATTGTTGCTATTTAATGATATGTGTCACTCTCTCAATAATATTTATAAAAGAAAAAGGGTTACCATTGCTGATAACCCTTACTTTCACTGTTAATTTTTTATGAAGTACCTACAGCAAGCGCATGTAGACCAAACTAGTATAAGGCGCATACATCATAAAGGAATAACTTCCCGTTCTCCTATGTGTTTAATCTTCAGATGCTAACTTGCTGAAGTATGACATTGCTTCATCATCTTCATCATCATCAACATCAGAAGTTGTTGCAACTTGTGGTGTAGATTTCTCTTCTGCCACCCAAGGTGCGCTTTCTTCTGCAACAGGTGCTGGCGCACTTGGTGCAAAAGTCTCTGGTGCTGAATTCAAGTTCAGTACCAAATCTAGTTTTGCTTTCAATTCATCATATGATTTGAA